GGCCCGCGCCCGGTCCCGCTCGGCGACGGCCGAGGCCAGCGCGCCGGTGCCCGCCAGCGCGGTCAGGTTGACCGAGTTGATCTGAGTCGTGGCCTCGAGGCGCTCGTTGCCGGCGGTCCCGACATACCACTCGTACTGCACGGCCCCGGGGACGATCGGCACCGACGCGTTGATCGTGTTGTCGTTGCCGCCCGACAGGGCGCCCGTCGAGGTCGCCGACGACTTGCGGCCGCGGCCGACGTTGGTCTCGGCGCGCACGATGACGTTGTAGGTGCCATCGGCGATGGTGCCGCCCGACGCCGTGTTCGCGACGGTCGGCGCGGTAACGGCCGCGAGCGTGGTGTCGGCGCCGAGGATCGCCTGCTCCTCGTGGATCATCACGTGCGCCAGCAGGCGGATGATGGCCCGCGCCTTCACGTCCTCGAAGCCCTTGCCGGCCCACTGCGACTGGAAGGTGTTGTTGTCGCCCTTCGAGATCGTGCGATAGCCGGCGCTCTTGTTCGTGACCGAGATCGACACGGTCGCGGCCTTAATGCCCTCGGCCGTGAACAGGTCGACGCGGTTCGTGTCGAGGGCGCTAATGACCTTCCACTCGACCGCAGTGCCCTTGCCGTCGCCGACGCGCGGGATGCGATTGCGCAGCGGCGACATCACCGGCACGAGCAGCTTCGACGGCGCCTCCAGGTTGTAGCCGACGAGGCCGGTCGCCTGGGTGATGTCCTTCTGGACGGTGATGCCCTGGCCGGGGATGTAGTGCTGGCCGCCGGCCTTCAGGACCCCGACGACCGACTCGATCGTCTGCTGGGTGATGAGGTTCAGATCCACAGAAGCACTCCTCTCGAAGCTAGCGGGCTAGGCGCTAGCGGGGATTGGCGATGGCTACCGCGTCGAGGCCGTGAGCCCGGCGGATGCCGAGCGCCTTGGTCACGAGGACCTCGCGCGTGCGCGGGTCGGTCTCGGCGGCAGCCGCCTTCTCCAGCTCGACGACGACGCCCTTCGCGATGTCCACGTCGGCGAGGACCTCGGCGAGATTCCCGCCGTTCTTCTCGACGACGATGGCCTGCGCGTGCGCGTTGGCGACGGGCCCGCCGGGCGCCGGCTCCGCAGCGAGCTTCGTGACCTGCTCCTGTAGCGTCGCGATCGTCGCGTCGGACGTCGCCTTCTGCTCTGCGAGCTTGGTCTCGAATGCCTGCGAGGCGGCATCGACGGCCTTGGAGATCATGGCTTCGAGCGTCGGGACCTGGAGGCCCTGCACGAGCACAGGCTCGGGCGCGGAGGCCGCGGTCGGCGTCGGGATCGGAGAGTCGACGGCCTTCGTGACCTCGGCCACGGGCACGGCCGGCGTCTCTGTGGACGCGGCCGCTGGCGTCTCTGGCGGCGCGGGGGTCGGGGTCTCGGTTTTCGGCGTGTCTGCCATCTTCTCGACTCCACAGGAGGCGCCCAACTTGACGCAGTTATCGTGCATGGCCTGGAGCATCGTTAGGTCGGCCTTCGAGTGCCGCGCGCCGGCCTTCTCGATGACCGCGCGCACCGCGGCCTGGTCCGCGTCCGCGAGCTTCGCCAGCGCCTCGCCCACGAACTGCTGCTCGAACTCGGTGGCTATGAAGTCGAGCACGATCGCCACGGCGAGCTTCAGGAGCTCGACCTGACCCGCGTTGTCGGGCACGTTCTCGCCGATGTATTCCATCTCCCAGCACTGCTCGGAGACGATGTCCTCGAGCAGCGCGATGACCGTCAGGGCGTTGTTGATGTTCCACCGCTGCGAGCGGAACCCGAGGCCCTTGAGGATCGTCAGCGCGACAGCGGCAGGCACGGCGGGGGGGTCGGACATGGGGGCCTCAGCGGCGAGCTGCTCGACCGGCACGCCGTCGACGGACTTGACCACGGTGATCGACGACGTCGGACACGACCCGCTGTCGACCAGCGACATCTCGCCGATCTTCCGCATGAGCAGGCGCGGCCCGCGGGTGCCGTCGCTGCGCGGGCCGTACACGCGGTCGGCGACGCCGCCGATCGAGTAGAAGCCCAGGGTGCCGTCCTGGCACTTTAGCCAGGTATCCTCGGCGCCGCGGCTCACGTAGGTTTCGACCTCGACCGCCTTGATGTCGTCCCGGACGACGATGTCGACGGCCTTCCCGACGGCCTTCGGCTGGTGCATCTCGCGGACGTTGCCGCGCCAGGTGTCGAGGCAGGACTTGACGGATTCGAAGTCGACCTCTTCGCCGTGCGAGTCGACGACTTCCTGGGTCATCAGGCCGCGGACCGTCCGGCGAGTGGCGTCGATGCCGCCCTTGGCGATCGCCAGCGGGACGCTGACCGTGATGCCCTGAGCGAGGACGTCCCCGACTTCCATGCCGCCCGGTATCGGCGGTTAGTCGTTGGGGCTAAACGCTCTGGTGCAGTTGGGGTGGCTCAGCGGGTTGTCGAGGGCCTCCTCGATCGTCCACACCGCCCCGTTCGCTGCCGCACACGGTGCATCCTTGTCGCCGTCGGTCACGTTGACCGTCTTGCCGCCGGCCTGCTTCCACCCGAGCGTGGTGCCGTGGTTGTACGCGTAGCCCGTCTCAGTACGCGCGATGCGGTTCGCCCGCCAGGTCTGGTAGTTCGCGACGTAGGTCCGGACCTCGTCGCGAATCAGCTGCCCGAGCGCCGTCGTCGATCCGGCGCCCTCCTCCTCGAGCACGCGCACGATGAAGGCCGCGACGCTCTCTTTCGTGAAGGCGTCCAGCTGCGTGATGCGCTCGCCGATGTACTGGGTCATGAAGGCCGAGGTGAACGCGTCGTCGACGCTGAAGGCGTCGAACACGGCGCGGGCGGCCTCCTCCACCGTGTCGCGGTAGGGCCCTTCGAGGCCGGCCCGCAGCCGGTCCGACCAGGCGTCCCAATCGAACGCTTCGAGGGCGGCGACGAGCTGCGCGGCCGTCGTCGGCATGGCTGGCCTATCGGCCGGTCCACGTCACAACGCCGTGCAGTTGCTGGACGATGGGCCGGCGGTCGGCGTCCAGCGCGATCCGGTGGCCGCACCCCAACCCCTCGAGGTATACGTAGCCGCGCACCCAGCCCGCGCGCGAGTCGGCCTCGAAGGCCTTGACCGGGCGGCCGTTCAGGAGCACGCGCAGCCCGAGTGCGCGCTTGAGCGATCGACGGTTGCCGCGGCGACAGCTCAGGCGCATCACCGCCACCCTTTGCGCTGGCGCCAGCCGCGCCGGCGCTGGCCTGCGTGGCCGCGGCCGTATCGTTTCCGGTTCATGGTCAGTGCCTCTGGCGCTTCACGGTATCGACCAGCGGGCCGAACGTGGCCCGCTCCGCGTCGAGCATGATGACGACGCGATCCTCGTAGTGACTGGCCACCGCCATCGCGGTCTCGGCTGGAGTCGACGGGCGGCGTTTTGGTGGCGGCGCCGGCGGCGCCGAGGGCCTCGGGGCGTAGAACGTCTCGGGCACGATGAGGACCTGGGGCGCGACGCCGGGCACGGCCTCGACGGCGGCCATCGCGCGGCGCAGCTCGTCGACGACGGCCTGCGGGGTCGGCGCCGTCGCCGGCGCGGCCGGGGTCTGCTGCCCCGCGCGCCGTCGACGCCACCAGCGCGTCACCAGGTCGTTGATCATCGGCGGTTTGTTCGGCCAGGGCGCCAGGCGCGCTGCGACCCAGGCCAGGATCGTCGTGAGCGCGAGCGGCACGAGCATCACCGCCGCGACGAGGATCGCCACGATCGCGCGCAGATACCAGAGCGCCCCGGCGCCGAGCGCCTGGGCCCGGGCGCCAATCCTCGCGAGCAACTGCAGTAGTCCGGTCATTCGCTCGTCTCCGCAGCTGCCGCCAGGTGGGCGCCCAGCGCGTCGCCGAGGTCAGCGAAGTAGCCCGACAGGAACTTCTTGTATTTGGCTTGCGCCTGCACCTTCAGACGCTTGGGCGCCGCCGCCTTCTCGACGATCTCGAAGGTCGCGGCCACGTCGCCGAGCGTGGGCCGGCTGCCGGCCGCCTTCGTGATGATCGCGCCGACGAGCTGCTCCCGCAGTGCCAACGGCAGCACGGTGGACTCGAAGCCGGCCGCCGCGGTCTCGAGGCCCTTGCCCTTCGCGACCCGATTGCCGACGTAGCGACGGAACGTCGCGAGCTCGCCGTCGATGGCCTTCGCCGTCGCCTCGTCGCCCTCCACGTCGGGCGCGTCGTCGACCGGCACGCGGCCGGTCTTGCGCTGCCGGGCCTCGTCGGTGTTCTGCTCGCTCAGGTCCGACGACGGCGCGGCGACCTCGCGCACCCTCGACGTCAGCGGGTTGTGGTCCTTGTCGATGATCAGCTGCTCGACGAAGACCGGGCCTTCGTTGGTCCACACCATCGGACCGAGGCCGATCATCTCCTCGCCGTCGCGGGCGCGCAGCTCGTCGACGCTGACCTTGCCGATCTTCACGTACTCGACGTCGATCTTCGCTTGCGAGAGTCGATCCTCGGCTTCGGCACCGGTGAAGATGGCCTCGAAGTCGGCGGCGTCGTGGTCCTCGGCGATCGTCTCGTCGAGGATGTCCTTGAGATAGTGGCCCAGCGGCTTGACGCCGCGGCGGTAGGTGACGTTCTCCTGCTGCTCGCCCTGCGACTTGTTGATCTGCTGGGTGAAGCCCAGCTCCTGGGGCTGCACGCCGAACGCCGCGCACACGACCTGCAGCAGCCACTCGTCGAACTTCGTGTCGAAGGATTCCTTCTTGAACTGGTAGACCGACTCCGCCATCTTCGGGCCGACGAAGCGCAGGCGCTGGCGGTTGCGGTAGTTCCCCGCAATGAGCGCGTCCCAGTAGTCTTGGAACTGCCGAATCTGATCGACGCTCCAGCCCTCGGGCACCGACACCAGGCCCTCGGGCACGTTGCCCTCGGCGTAGTACCCGAGGTTGAACACTTGCCGGTTCAACGCGGTATTGACGGTGAGCATCACGCACTCGGTGGCGCTCAGGCCGTAGGGCGTCCAGGTGCGCACGGTGCGCGGGCGATAGAACAGCTGCTCGGTCGAGCAGTCGCCGCCGGCGACGGCCTGGCCGTTGATGATCTGGCGATACGCCGCCGACGGCGGCGCCGGGGTGAACCCGCGGGAATTGAGCAGCGGCTTGATCGTCGTGCCGTCGATGATTTCGAGCGCGTAGGGCCCGCCGCCCCGCGTGCGCCGGCGGTAGATCGACAGCGCGTCGATGACCAGCACTTCCTCGATCGCCATGCGCATCCAGGTATTCCAGCCGTGCAGCCGGTCCGGTCTGCGGAAGAACGCGCGCAGGCGCTTGATGGTCGCCTCTTCGGCGGCGGTCGGCTTGCGCCCGTGCGATCGGACGCGCGGCGCGAAGTCCCACGTCAACGCGGTCATCTGGTCTTTGCGGGCCTCGATGGCAATGCGGACCAGGTCGGCGACCTCGGCGAGCTGGCGCAGGACCGCGAACGGCGTGAGACGGTTGCTCTCACCGCGCGGGGTCTGGGTGAAGTTGACGGCGTAGGGAAATTGCCACCGCAACGGCGTTGGGTCAGGGCTCGCCTGCGGGGTCGGGCCCGGGTTGGGCGGCTGTCCCGTCGCCGGCGTCTCGGTCGCGAGCTGGGCCGCGAGCGGCGCCAGGTCGCCGGCGGGCTGCGCGCCCTTCGGCAGCGGGCTGCCGCCGGCATCGCGCAGGCCGAGCGGCGCGGCCTTCTCGACGGGCTCGCTCGGCGCGCTGCGCGTCACTTCAAACGACACCCGCATCGGTGGCTCCTTTCTCCGCTATCGGCCGTCTCATGGCGTCGTCCGCCCGAACACGTGCAGGATGCCGACCGTGGTCGGCGGCGACGGCGTCTCGACTGCCGGCGCCACGGTGAGCGCGGCCTCTTTCTGCGCCTCGACCTCGCGCAGCTTCTCGGCCTCCTGCCGCAGCACTTCGAGGATGGCCGACACTGAATTGCGGCGCGCCACGATCAGGTGCGTGAACGCGTCGACGTCGTCGTCGTTGGCGATCTTCGGGAACTTCGCCATGCGGTCGATGAACTCGGCGACCCACTCGCGCCCGGGGATGACGACGCCCTGGTCGTCGAGATACTCGGGCAGATAGACGTTGCCCGCCTCGACGTCGCCGCTCGCCGCGTGCGCCCGGGCGATCTTGCCGCCCGCCGTCGGCACGGCGATGAGCCCGGCGATCTGGTCCTTCATGTCCTGAATCACCGCCGGGCCGTTGGCGGCGTCCTCGACGTAGATGTGCGAGGCGTCGGGATGGCGGCCGCGGATGCCGCGGACCAGTTCCTTCGTCCCCGGGTAGGTCAGGCGCTCGCGGCCGATCTCGAGCACGTAGGTATTGGCCCCGGTGAATTGGCCGACGGCGCTGCCCACGTAGTCGCTGTCCGCGGTGGCCTTGAACGCGCAGTCGAGCGCGGCGGCCTTGCCGTCCTTCGAGCCGGGCAGCTGGCGATAGAACTTCCACCAGTCGCGTTGGAAGATGACGCCGCCGACGGGCGCCGGGGACTGCCCGTACTGCGCGGAGAATCCGTAGGGGCCCAGGGTGCGCCGCTGCTCGGCGATCTCGGTCGGCCCCTCGCGCTCGGGCCACAGCAGCTCGCCCTCGACGCGGTCGTAGCGCCGGCCCTTGCGGCTGACCATGGTCCGCGTCTCGGCGCACGGGTTCTCGAACTTCGACAGGCGATACCCGAGCGCCAACAGGTGCGCCGGGGCGTCGCTCTCGTGCAGCCGCTGCCCGACGCCGATGATGCACCCGCGCCGGCGGTCGTCCTGCCGGGTCAGGAACGACTGTTTGATGCGGCGGATGTCGGCCTCGCGCACGTCGTCGCTGAGGACCGTCTCGGGGTCGTGCGCGTCGTCGATGACGATGCGCGCGCCGCCGCGGCCGAGGCGCGACCCGTGCAGGCCGGTCGACAGCATGATGCCGCGCTGGTCGTTCATGAACTCGGTCTTGACGTTCTGGTCGCTGGCCAGCGTGAATACGTGGCCCCAGCGGTCCTGATACCAGGCGCTCTCGATGAGCGTGCGGCGGCAGATGCTGTGGAAGGTGGCCAGGCTGGCGTTGAACGATCCGAACAGCCAGCGCGTCCACGGCAGCCGGCGCGGGCCCCACTCCCACGTGGGCCACATCACCGTGATGATCGAGGACTTCATGTAGCGCGGCGGCATGTTGTAGACGTCGCGCAGGGCCTCAGCGGGCGCTGGCCGGGTGGGGTCGATCGCGTCGCTCACGACCTCCAGGTCATCGCAGATGTAATCCAGGTGCGGCGTCCACAGCAGCTCGGTCACGGGCTCGAGCACGTGCCACGCCTGGCGCACGTACTCCGCGAGCGAGGCTTCGGCCGCCCGGCGCGCCTTTTCCTCGAGGAGTCGGGCCAGTTCTTCCCGCGCCGCCTGGCGCGTGACGGTCAGTGACTCATCGCGCGCCGCAGCCGCTGGCACGCCTGTTTCTTGAGGCACGACACCCACGCTCTCGTGCAGCCCATGTCGCGCGCGATGTCGCGGCGGCTGTGGTGCAGCCAGTAGAACTTGACGACGACTTCGCGCTCACGCGGCGGGAGCGCCTCGACGTGCTGGCGCAGGCGCGCGGCGGCGAGGTTGTCCGCGGCGACGACGTCGGGCCCGAGCGCCTGGTCGATGAGCGTGGCCAGGCCGTGCTCGCGTGCGTGCTCGAGGTCGTCGGCGTGCAGCTGCACTTCGAAGTGATGGTGCCGGCCGGTGCGCACCTTCGCGCGCTGCACCCGCGACAACGGGTCGACGGCGCGCAGGTGGTCGATGATGGCGCCCTGAATCCGGCGCCGCGCGAACGCGCCAAACGGAACCCCGCGCGCCGCGTCGAACGTTGCGGCCGCCTCGACGAGGCCGACTGTGCCCGCCGATTCCAGCTCATCGAGCTCGACCTGGCCGGGCAAGCGGCTCAGGAGTTTGCGGGCAATCTGCTCGACGAGCGGCCGGTGCGCCAGGATCACCCGCTCGCGCTGGGCCTTGCGCAGCTTGCGGACGACCGTCACCGTCACGGTGACGACGCCGGCGCGCCGGCTAGTGGACGCGAGCCGCGGCGGCGCGCGCTTCGGCATCGGTGACGTAGGCCGCAAGCGTGCGGATGCGATCGTCGAGCTGGTCGGGGGTGAGCTCGCGCTCTGGGGCATCGGTCGGCTGCACTTTCAGGGGGGCGTCGAGGCCGAGGAGTCGGCGCTGGTCGCGCAACGCGTCGAGCGCCGTCGCCAGGAACCGCGGGTCGCCGGCGCGGTGCTCGGTGTCGATCGTCACGACCCGGTGCTTCTTCCCGCGGCTGCCGACCTGCTCGGACCGATGGCGGGTGCGCGTGACCTCGCCGCGGCTCTGGCGGAAGGACGCCATGGCGTCCTCGTAGATGGCCTCGAGGGCGGCGACCGCCTGGGTGGCGTAGTCCTTCGCCACGCGGGCCAGCGCCTTCGTCAGCCCCCGGATGCTGATCGGCGTGCCGAACTCCGTGGCCAGAGCGGCCGCCGTCTCCTGCAGCGTGAACCCCCGCGCGCGCAGCGTCCAGGCTCGGGACTCACGCGCGAGCGTGAGCTCGGCCGGGATCTTCTGGTTGCCGCGGACCTTGCCGTTGAGACGGCGGCGTGTCGCCATGGGGGTGTCGGTGGAACTCCCCAGGCGGTGAACCCAGCGGCGCGG